TTAATCAATTACCTTTAATTCTCGCATAACAGGCTCAACAATACTGTGTATAAATCCATTGCCGCCTCTGGATTCGTAATCCTCAAATAATTCCCAAAAAGCTTCTTTCTCAAGGTTTGACCACTCACCAATTACACGATACTTATTATAATAATTGATAAGAGTGTCTTTCAATTCCTTAACTTTGGTTTCGTTATTTTTTCGCTCCATATCTTCAAGATTGGTAGCAATACTATTGACAGTATTGGTAAGCATCGAAAGTTCTTCCTTGATAATCTTATCGTGCTTAATTGACTGCTTAGTATCTTCTTCGTGCTTTTCGTGTAATTGCTTTAAATCCTGAACCGTCTCAACTAACAATGCATGGTCAGCCTTTCGTTGTTTCATTGCTCCTATTGGCTTATTGAAAATGGCACATACTTTACATATGACCTCATAGAATGTTACAATGATTGCCATTATCATAAAACCAACAATAATCCACGAAGTCAAATCTATATTTTGTAATTCTGATATTACTTCCATTAGCCCTCCTTGGTGTCTTACTTAATAGTACCTTTGCTTTGTAAAATATGTAGAACATTTGCAAATTTAATACAATCTATCCCACGAATACTAATATCATTCAAACAATTTATCACAGCATTCATATCCTCTATTTGGAACTCCACTGTCTTTTTAACAGTCTCAGCCATTATTTATCACTTCCTTTTTCTGCTTTTAACTCATCAGACTGTTGTTGAGTTATCATACCTTTTACTACAAACTTATCTAAATCAACATCAGTGTAATACTTCTTTGGATAACCATAACCTTCAAGATAATATTTTCGTATCATATTGTAATACATTATTCTTCACCTCCGACAAGCGTTAACATAAGCTCAGCGTTTTGTTCCTCGAGTATTTCAGTCTCTGTTTTAACTCCCATATAAACAACAAATGAACCATCTCTCTTATCAATAATATCACCAGCTACTACAAAATTTGTCAAAGAATAATCTTTATTATATTCTTCAGCAATATCTTCATAAACTGCGTCTTCTGTTTCAGTAGCCTCTGATACAAGATGAGGAACAATTCTTGTTTCCGTCAATCGTCTAACAATAGAAATACCATCCGTAAATGCACTTACAAGTGTTTCATATGTTACTCCATCTTGTTTTGGAATTTCTATTTGAATACATTTTCTCTTAGCTCCTCTTGTGAAAAAATCTCTTTCATAAATTTCTTCACCTTCTTGAATTTGAATTTTATCATTAATAATTAACAAATTAATCACCCCTTTATACCATTGTTGAACTATCTTTTCTGTACTTATAGTCGGTTATCACTTTCATTGTTGATGATGTTGTTTTATCATAAATATCCTCAATATTGACGATTGTGCTGTTGTCTTTTTTGTAGGTAAGTATCTTTGTTGTATCTATACTATCTGTCCACAAATAAATATCCGTAGTAATATTGTTAATCGTATCACTTGGTGAATAATATACAGAAGTAGCTTCTGATTCTAGAGATTTAGATAAATATTTGTCAGAGTCAGTTAAACTACGTAAATTTAATTTTTGTTCAAGATACGAATATTTATCTGCTTTTGGCAATGTAAAAGAAGTTCCAGTTACCAAGAAATATTTTCCTGTTGTTAAATTTTCTTCATATGGATTGTCGCCACCCATATCCATAATCAACAACATTTTAATAGGAACTAGAGAATGTTTTCGTGTATACATATCATTAAGCAAAATAATATTCCGATAAGTAACTGAACCAGACTGCAACGTTTCTACCGAGAACTTACGACAAGCAAGATGGTATGCAGCGTTATAAATTCGTAGAGTTGAGCTCCAGTCTGAATTTACTGTCGCCGAATTACTTGCTGAAAAATCTACCGCTGTAACAACATCTGTACTATCAGTCGAAGTAAATAATCCACTATATGCACCGTTATTATTTGTTGAGTTACTGTTATACCAAAGATTACTCATTCTTGACTTAATGGTACTTTCTACAGGACTATATTTCCAACCACCAACATACGTCTTAAACGTCCCCTTTGATAGAATTAAAGTAACGTCTGTTATGGAGTCTAAAATTTTAAGATATGTTGTGTAATAAGACGAATATTGAACAACATATCCGATTAATCCTCCATAATACGAGCCTGACCCAGCACTATCTTTTATATACACAGATATGTATTGAATAGTAATATACGAACCAGTTTTAATTTCAACTTCTCCTACAAGCCCACCTAATTTAGCCACGGTGTTAGAAGTCATCAGTTCGTCAATAATACTGTTCACATTGGTTATTGTAAGAGAACCAGTGTTGTTACAATAACCAATACAACCGCCAGTCATTTCCTTATTACTACGAATGTTTGTTTTATATATATTGGCATTATCTATTGATAACAAATTATTAGAATATCCCACAAGCCCTCCAAAATAAGTTCCCGTAGTAGAAACAGTTGTACTGCTTGCATAAACAAGTTCTGAATTATCAATAGAAATATTATTTAAATATAATTTATCTCCATTGTGTCCTACCAAAAAAGACGTATAAGTAGCAGAGCTATCTGTTATCATAGCGTTATTCATAAATAAATTTTTTATAGTGACAGTTAAATTGTATTTACCTATATAACCAAAAAGACCCAAGTATTTTACACCCATACCTGTTACCGTGTTATCTATTGTCATGTTTGAAATAGTATGATACTGTCCATCAAACGTACCATTAAAAGAATAGTTTTCTTTACCAATAGGATACCAATAATGAGCAGATAAATCTATGTCAGCAGTTAGCTGATAATATTTATTTCTATAAGTTGTATTGCTATTTACTAAATAAGCCATATAAGCTAATTGGGCAGCATTTGAAATTTGATATGGAGAAGATGAAGTTCCACTGCCACCAGCAAAAGATGATGCTTTATAATCTGTCCATAAACCCGTTGCCATTATTCTTCACCTCCCATTAAGATGGTATTTTAAACCATATATCTCCTACCGCCATATTACTTGGTTGTGAACTTGCCACATGGATTTTAGTGTTGTATCCAGTAGTTGTTCCTACAACTCTATATGAAGTGCTGCCTTGCATATACACAGGATAAGATATTGAGCTACCAAGGTATATAGTATTACCCCTGTAATATGATGTAGTTGAACTATCGCCGAAATAATTTGTTGTAGCACTTGAACCGAAATAGTTTGTGGCAGCATATCTTCCGTAATAGTTGCTAAGATTTGTCTTATAAGATGAATTATAACTACTACCAAAATGATTAGTTATTGTAGTTGTATTGGCACTATTTCTATAACCAAAATAGTTATACATTGCAGTAGCTCCACCTTGTTCGCCGAAGTAATTTGAACTTGAATTCACTCTTAGTAATTTAAGGTTACTACTATAACTTGACAAGAAACCATATCCTGAAGTCAAAGTTGTATTACCAGATAAAGTACCGCCAGATGTTTTAAGGAAATCAGACGTACTTGGGATATCAGACTTAGTGGCTATCTCATTGCCGTCGTAATACCATTTGCCACCCTGACTACTGGATATATACAATGGGTCAGTAGCAGAAAATTCAAATCGTTTACTGCTTGTATTATGTACCATATAGTAAACAAAATCAAATCCGTTATCAATATTCTTTTGAAAAATATCATTAAGTCCTGATGTGATTTCAGTTAATGAAGCATATCCATTAAATAAACCCGTATCGGAAAATACTACATCACCTGTTAAAGTTAAATTACTTAATGATAAAGTTTCAACAAATTCAAATTCAGCAGGAGCTGGAGATTTAATGGAATTAAGAAACATAGACGCATCGGCACTTAAAGTTTCTACACAAGCATCGAGGTCTGTTTTGTCGCTTGCACTCATCAACCCTGAACTTGAAGTAGTAGCATTACTATATGTTTTTTCAGTTCCCCATATAGCAGTGCCATCTGCCGACCATTTCAATATTTGACCTGATGAGCCTCCACTTGGTATGTGTTTATTGCCAGATGTAGTGGGGTGAATATAGTTATTTGCATTACTTGATATTCCGTTTAATTTTATTTTATCGCTTGACGACATTAAACCATTAATGGTAGTAGTAGCATTTGACGGAGTATCAATCAAATCAGAATAACTACCTGTAAAAGCAACTTTTTTTAAATCAGAGAACCATTTTTGAACTTTACCAAATAAAGTAGAACTCTTTTCATTTGAAACAATATTTTCCCTTGCTGAAGCCTCTGTAAAAGCCACAGTAGTATCAGAAATGGCACTATTTGAGCTTAACTTATTGTCTACATCAGTCTTATCGGCTTTGCCTTTTACGTCCGTTTGTAGGCTTGAAATTGCAGTTTCATCTTCAGTCAATCTATCCTCTAAGACTTTACCCTTACCATCATATACTGCTTTGGTGTGCGATATAGGATATACTTTTTCATTATTTTGTGTAAAATATTTTGCTTTAGCCATTAAGTTCCTCCTTTCTAATTTTCAATATCATCTATCACGTAAACAACGTGTTCTTTCATATAGTTCAATTCCGACTGCAACGATTGTATAGCACTCTGTAATGAGTTGATTGTTGCAACTGAATTATCCATTGAATTTACGGCATTGTCTACCTTTGTATTAAGAGCATTAACCTTGTCATATAGAGCTGATACAATAGCAGTGTCTTGCTTTGAAATTGTTTGGTCAATGTCCAATCCTTTAAGAACCGTTAAAGTAGCAGGAGTAGTTGTCAATTTGTATGAATTATCTAACTCAAATGCAATTGAAAACGACACTGTTCCTGCATAACGAGTGACATCATTCGTAATTGTCCAGCCAAGCTTAATCGAATTATCTTCAACAGTAACATCAGTGACTTTGTAAATATTCACTTCTTTGCCTGCGTTTACAAAATAGATATAGGCAGTTTTATCAGTTAAATCAATTCCGTCAAATGTAATAGACGGAACACGAATGTAAACTGTTTCGGCATTATTTTCAGTGGCTACACCTATTGTCTGCAATTCAGACGGAACAGTAATCGTTCTATTGTCCATATCAACTGTTATCTCTGGTTCAGTATTTGGTTCAAGCATCATTACCGCCGGAGTGTATGCAGATGTTTGATTTTTTAAGCTTTCTAAGCTTTCCTTAAGAGACATAGCCATTACGAACTTGCCTCCGTTTCTTCTAACGGTTCATAAGTAGTATCATCAGTAAAAGATATTTCGCCTTTATTTCCACCTATCTTGTTCTCGATGTTATTTACAACTATTTTTAAACCATTTAAATCTAAAAATTTCTTTTCTTCCATTTTCTTTCCTCCAAAACGAGTTATATATTTTTGCAAAAACATATAGTATCAAGCAATACAAAAAGGGAAGAGTCGTCACCCTTCCCTTAGAAATATGTATTACTTTGAATTAATCAGAGAATAAATTATTCAGTCACTTTTGTAAATAGAGCATTTATTTCATCTGTTGAGATTGCTTCAATAGCAACAGATTCAAGATCAGCCACTTTTGTTTTTAGTGTTGAAATATCACTTGTATTTGTTTTTACTGCACCATCAGCAAGTTCTTTTACTTTTGTATCTGCAACACCAGCCGCATCAAAAGCCGTTGTTTCAGCATATGCGGCAGACTTTAAACCTGCAACTAAAACATCTGTGCCATCGACAGCGACTGTACCGTCTGTTTTACCGGTAGCAACCGACTGAATTGCAGAATCGGCTTTATCAATAGAAGCTTGTACATCAGTGCCTAATTTTGCTTTTGTAACTTGAGCATCACCAATCTTAGCAGTAATAACTGCACCGTCAGCAAGTTCTGTTGAACCTACACCACCAGCAACAATTGTGGCACTAACTTCTCTTGTTGCAGAATCAATAGCAATCTGAACCTGAGTTGCATTGGCTTTTGCAGTGTAAATGTCTACAAGCTTACCAACATTAATATAAACTTTGTCACTTGTTGCATTAGATAGTGTCAATTCAAGGTATGTGCCTTCATCCTGCCCTTCAGGGTTAACAACCACTTTACCACTTGATACGACCATATCCTTTGGAATATCAACCGTAGCAATAGTTGCACCATTCTGAGTGAAGGTATAAGACTTTGCATATCCTTCTGTTGTTACATCTGTAGTAACTACAACCGCGTCTGCTGCGATAGCAGATGTCTTGGCAGTGTCAGCCTTATCTACAATATAAGCTTTGATTTTACTGTCATATGTACCAAGACCTGCGTAACTTAAAAACTTTTGTGTTTCGTTTGCCATTCTAATTTCCTCCTTGAATTTAATGAAAGTGTATAAGTTATGTATATAATAAAACGCATTGTTAGCCGGCATAATGCGATTTATCCTAAATTATTTAAATAGATTTTCTATCTCTTCATCAGAGATTGTTTGTTTTTCAGTATTTGTTATATTTTCAACGGTTTCATCAAGTTCATTCTTATCTATAAATTCTTCAATCTTCTTTGACGAATATGTTGTCTTATCAGAAATAACATCATCATTTATAAAATTGTCATGATGTTCAATAATCTGTCCTTGTAATTCGGTAATTTCTTCTTCCAAAGCAATCAACTGAGCAATACGTTGGTCAAGTGCCGCCATAGATTCTGACGGTACAAATTGAGCCCAGTTCTTTGTAGGAATAATTTTTACCTTACAAGATTGTGTTTTCAGAACGGGGTCTTGAACTACACCATCTTCGTCCATATAAACTTGGTAAAACGATAGTTGTAATTCAATATCCCCATTTTCAGCAGTCATTTTTGAGCCAATGGGAAGCAAATATTCTAAATATTGTTCATCAGCATATTCTACCAATTCCTCAGACAAAGTTAAAAATTCTTGCTTATACAAATGAGAAATAGGGGAGATATATTCCAATGATACAGTCGTAAAATTTCTCATATCATTTCCGTCATATGTTTGTGGAATTAAAAATTGAATTTTACCGACCATATTGTCATACTGCATAATTGCTTCTTTGTGAGCTCCATATAATCTTCTATCGTTTAATAGAGTAATCGTGTACATTAAACCCTCCCTCAAAGACCAAACGCATTACAACAAAGCACTAAAAAAACTCCGTTTTCTACTGTAGATTCGAAATCGGAGTCCCAATACTTAACGTCTGTAATTATGCCTTTATCACAAAGGCTATCAAGAAAATTTCTGCCCCAATGGTCTGTTTTTCTATTCTTGTATTTTTCTTTTGTACCGCCTGTAAGCTTATCAACCAAAGCCAATAGTGTAGCCTTAGAAATCCAGACATTTAGTTTATTAACCATCCCGTCAATATCTTCAATGACTTTTGTTCCGTCAGAAGAACCGCCGTCTTTAGATGCTAAAGAGATGACATTTGGCTGAGCCCAATGAATACTTGAATTTGTTTTCTCGCTTGTCCAAGTACCGCCTGAAAGCAAATCGAGAACTCTAACTGTCTTTGCATTTGTCAAGAAATCAGTAAGTGTCCATTGAGATGCATCTGTAATAATACCCTTTGCCACCAACTTATCCAAAGCAATCTTTTGAGGATTTTCTGCTTGAACAGTAATACCTCCGGCAACAGCAAATTTAATTTCATCAAGTGGATAATATCGACCAGGACAATTACTGTCGCCGATTTCTCTATGTCCAACTATCTTTGCATTTGGATAATAATTCTTTTTAAGATATTGACATAACTCGATAATAGATTTCTTTTGTGCTTGAGGCATTGTCTTTTCTTTTGTATGATAATCACCTTCAGCACAAATGCCAATAGAACAACTGTTCATACCTTGAACGTGAGCACCAACCACATCAAGAGGACGTCCACGATAAATTGTACCGTCTTTTCTTACAAAGAAATGATAACCGATGCCTGTCCAACCATTTGAGACGTGCCAACTGTGTATATCTTGTGGAGTACATTTAACTGCTTCTGCGTGATGTAACGCTATAAAATCTGTGCGTGAACGCTTTGTAAAGCCACCGTGCCATTTATAAGCAACTTCAATTATATTCATAGCAATCTTCCTTTCTTTAATTTTTGCACAAAAAAAAGAACATTCGTATAGAATGAATGTTCTCTTATTTATCACTGTTAGGCGTGGTATATGTAAGTGCCGTTTTGCTATCTGTAATGCCTGTTGTAGTTGGGTCAATAATAGCATTATAAACACTCGTTGCCATCAACAGCAATACATATGGATTAGAAAAAGCTGTCAATATTACATTGCCTACTGCTTGCCATGTGGTTAGATCTTGCGCCGTAATTCCCATATACCCAAGTACAGGAACAAAAATAGCAACTACAATTTGTACCCAAAACATCGGATTTTTAATTCTTACTTTCCAGTTAATGTTTGTCATAATAAATTCCTCCTTTGAATGTTAAAATGTTAATAAGACTTCTATTTCACCATTTGCACCATCAATAGATGCAACATATTTTTTTGTCACTTTACAAAATGCTTTCTTTAAAGCTGGTATATCTTGCGATAAGATATACCCAACCTCATCATCATAAGGTAATTTGCCACTTAATGTGACGCCATCAGGATAATCCATATCATCTTGTCTATCGTTATTCAGTATAAATACTTCGTCCACATCACTTTTTATTAGTTTTCCGTAATACCCATCTTTAGCTGCCGAAGTGGAATATGTTGTTATGTCAGGGTGTAGTGCATAAATAAGAGTTCCTACTTCGCTTTGATTCTTTGAAGCATTATCGACAACTTCATTTATAGAATTAATAATACAATTTTTGTCAACGGTTTTTAGCATATCCAATGTTTGATATGGTAATGCTATTTTTTCAGAATTAATACACCAATCACAATCATAATTACTAATTACATATTGACTTGCCGGTTCTTCAGAAGAATCATTATAAACAACGTTTACTGTATAATAACATAAACTAAACTTCCACACTCTTGTTTCAACAGCATCTATAGTATTTTGAGAAATCATTGAATTAGATGTTGTAAATTCTAAATGTTGCGTATCAAAATTAAATTCGCAATTAATATATGTCTTGTTTCCTGTAATAGGAATAAAAGAGACATTTGTCGTATCGTAAGGAAGATACCTTCTTTTTACAGTATTATCAAAAGGAATAATACCTTTGTCAAAAGTAATTTTGACTTCCTCTGAAGTTGTAGGATTTGTTAATTTTGGGGCTGGTAATGTTAAATTCATAATATTACCGCCAACTGTCCATACAACTTGTTTACCATAAACATCATCTCTAAGTCCTTCTGCCAAATCAATCATTTCAAGATTATCATTGCTGGCATACTTATAAATAGCACTTCTAACATATTCCGTTGTAGCTATCTGCGTAGAGTTGTTTGAAGCACTTGGAGTAGGTGCTGTTGGTATTCCTTCAAAATGTGGAGAATTAATACTTGCATAATTTGAATAATCAAAACTGCCTGTCAAATTGCCGATATATAACCAATTATGATTGCCATTATCATCTCCTACACAAAAATACACTGAAAATGTATTTGAGTTAAGATAAAAGTCCCCTACATTTGCAGGAATGTCATTATTGGCAACATCATTTACATTTGTTGTATGGGTTAATAGTGTACCATAGTGCCATATACCGGTTATTGTTGTATTTTCTAATTGTTTTTTTATTGTGCCTATAGAATTGTTAATTGAAGTATCAGAGGCTACTAATTCATTGATTGCTTCTAAAAATGAATTTTTATTTTTTGTAGCCAATGATGTCAAAGTATTCAATCCATCAAAATACATTCTTCTTGCATACATTTCAGAAATTGTTGCTTTCATATATGTTAC